TCCTTGACTCTTACTTGCTGCGTTACCATCATCATCTTCGCTTGGAATACCTGCTATGGCTTGTAAACCGTAACGCCTGCAGTATGTTATCACTGAGCCAGCACCTTGAGCGTCTTGTTTAGATGCTTTTACAGTAAAACGATTAATTAACCACTCACCTGAGTCGTGCATTAATATTGTTTCAACTCCTATCTTGTCACCATCATTAATAGGGAACTGCACGTAACTTAACCCATTAGTAGCAAACGGCTCTTTAACTGCTTGAACTACTGAAGATAGGTCAGCATACTTACTTTTGAAAAAAGGATTATTAGCACCCTTGTGAGCGCCTCCCATTTCGCCTTGAGCTTTACACATTGCAATAGCTAAGCTTTTAATTGAATCTGACTTTTCCATTAAAAATCTCTCTCTTCTAAATCTACAGCATTCAAGAATATAATGGCTTCTTGAGCTGGTGATAGTAATTCATTGCCATTGAAGTAATGAACTACGCCTTTAATCGTTACCGTGATTGTTTCGCTATTCATACCAACGCCCATAAATCAAAACCGTTTCCTATTAGCGACTCTACTGCGCTTTCCTCGTTCCAAATATTGCTATTCATATTGATAATTTCCGCACCATCATCAAAGGTGAACACTGACTTTTTAACGATAATCTTTGTGTCTAGTGGTGGTGGGTTAATACCGATACTTAAATACTTAATCATTTTATATACTCCTCGATACAACACTCGCTGATTGACTGCCAACCGCTAGAATCAGTCTTGACTTCTTGCAAGCTATCTTCTTCGACTTCTTCGCCACAATGCCAGCAAACGTAAATTTCTTGCTCTGGCTGGTTACAATGCGCAGCTATTTGTTCACTTACGTAACACCTGTTCATTATTTTAAACTCGCTAGTAGTTTCTGTGCGTATTGCTCGCATTTAACCTTGTTGATGCCGGCCCAGTTTTTACGAACGTAACATGATTTAATATAACCGCGTAATCTATCCCGCGTTTCTGTAACCGTTAAATCACCCTTTCGAACGTATTCTTTTTTCTTTTTGTTTTCAGGTTTTACATTGTTAGCAAGAAAATCAATAAAATCTAATTCGTCAATTGTGCTGTGCGCTGTCGTTGCTGCTGGTGTAGTCATTTTAAATTCCTTGGTGTGTTTCGTTTGATGAGTTAATAATAGACTAATCAAAAATGATTGCAAGTATTAATTGCATAAATATATATTTTCTTTTATAGTTAGCTTATCGAAATTACATCACATAAAAATAAAGGCGTTAAATATGAATATAGATAAAATAGTAAAAAAGGCAATGATTGATGCAGATATCAGTGGAGCAATGGGTTTAGCTGAGGCAACAGGGCTATCAAAAGAGAAATGCTATAGATTGCTAAGTGGGGATAAAACATTACGACTAGTTGATGTTGTAACGGCTCTTGGTGCTATTGGTTATGAATTGAAAGCAGAGGTTAAGTAATGAGAGAGTTTAAATTTAGAGCTTGGTCAGGCAGTCACGGCCTCATGTTTGATGCTGACAATGAGGATAGCTACATATCCGTTAGCGCTGAAGGTCTAACCCTAAATACACTGGAAGAAACGTGGTGCAGTGGCAGTGGTGAATGGGAAAGTTCAGAGGGGTACGTCGAGCAGGATGAAGCGGTAATAATGCAATTCACAGGATTACAGGATAAGAACGGTGTAGATATTTATGAAGGCGATGTAATTAAAACATATCACTTTACAAGTAGAGTAAATGGCAAGTTTGAATATATTAACCACATAGTTAAATGGTCAGAAAAATTTCACGGCTGGTTTTTACTTAATTGCGAATCAATGGATGAAAACGACGGTAGCATTCAATTTTTTGTGCATCTTCGTGCTAATAAAGACTTTGAAATCACAGGCAACATTCACTCTAACCCGCAATTACTGGAGAAATAACATGAGCGAATTAACAAATTTAGAAATATGTAAACGTATAGCTGAGATTGAAGGGCATGAGACCTTGCCTTTGAGTGAGTATCAAAAGGGTGATTTTTACATCGTCATTAATGACCATGGTGAAGGTTACAACCCACTAACAGACGATGCACTTTGTTTTCAGTTAATGGTTAAGTATGACTGCGACCTAATATCACCATATCGACCAAACAATGATACTCACTGGGAGTGCCAGATATTCACAGAAGACTGCGCTGATGCAGTTGGTGTTTACGATGACTCACCAAACAAAGCAATTTGTTTTGCAATCATCGAAGCACATAAGGTTAAATAACATGAGCGAACTTGAATACGAAAGTAACAACAAAAAAATACTAGAAAAGTGCTGCCTGGTTATCGAGTATTATCAGAATAAAAAGCAAGAGTCAAAATCTGCCAAGAATTCAACCCGTTTATCAATTGACGCTATACTAGAAGAAAGGAAGTTGATTAAAGATGCTGAGTTATCTATCTGAGTATTTCACTGAAGTTATCGAGAATTTATTAAGCCGCTGAGATAGCGGCTTTTTATTGCGTCGAATTTAAGCCTTAGTCCATCCTTTGTGGTGATTTTGCTTCCCTTGATTTACTGCAATCATACCCCTTTGCCTTAATTCAGTGCCTCGGCAAAATTCATTCATATTATATATCTCAACAATTTCACCTTTTGGGCTCATAAAGGTGAAGTGCTTAGCGTTTGCCTTTATAATATTTTGAGCTTTTCTAACAAAGAGGCAAGTATCTTTAGAATAAATTTTGTTTCCATCTATCCTTATATCTTTATCTAACTCAAATCCATTAATGTAATTACAACCAAACCACTCAGCAAAGCATTGAAAATTATGCCATTCAATTGCAACTGAGCAACCATTATAAGTATAGTGCTTTTCCTGGTAGTTAGGGCAATAACACCTTTCTAGCATACTCCTCCATGTTTTGTATGCTTTTGTGTTTTCCTTTCCATTGGTTGACTTGTGATCACCCTTACCGATAAATCCAACACCTAAAACAGACGGGCTAAGCCGATCCTTTACACTACCAATTTTAATCTGCTGATTGTGCACAGTACATCGATAGCCAGTATCTAAGAACTCAATACAAACATTACTTTTGGATATATAACTTATGACCCTGAAGTCTCCACACTTTGTCGATGTGTATATTTTTGATATGTCTAGCATAATAATTACCTCTGAGTAATTGATCTGAATTGAAGTTTTGCGCCAGTCTGTTCAGAAGTCAGATTTTCCCCCGCTAAAGGTAGGCGCACATTTATTGTATCACATCTTTATTTAAATTTGACATAAAAAAAAGCCTCACGTTAAGAGGCTAAAGGGAAATAAAAACATGTGTCGAGTAAGTTCCTGTTTTATTGTATCACACCTTTATTTAATCGTTCAACATCTTCATTCTTCACACTTGCTGATTCTTTCCATAAGCCTTTGTAAAAGTATAGTGCATACCCATTAGGGCCAGATTTATATTTAGTCATGTGTTACACCACTTAAACGAATCGACTCTAGCTTTTAATCTATCGCTAGTAATCTTTTCGAACATTTCTTTATTACAGCCAAATCCTTTAAAATAATAAATAACCTTATCCATTGGAAAGTGACCATCCAAAGCATCATAAGCGGCATATCTTAAATATGCCTTTGCGTGTGCCATTATTCATTCCCCTGTTTTGTTTGTTGTGGTTATATTTTAAGTTGCTCAGCTTTATTCTTAAATACTGGGTAAAGACCTTTAACAATTAACCCGTGAATATCGTAGGCCACTCTGCCCAATCTCTTTGATTTCCACCCTATGCCAGTCATTTCTGGATTGGCGGTGTTAGTAAGAAAAACTTCACCTTCCTTTAGTTCTGGGTGGTATTTGTTATTTATATTCATTATTCTATCCCCTGTTTTGTTTGATGTGGTTAGTTACTTATTCATTGTTTGTTCGTTAATTGCCAGTATTACTTCGGCATCTTCCCACCATCCAAAATCACACTCTTTTTTATGTGACTTCTTTTTAAATGTGAATACGCGAACTTGGCTTTCCTTTCTTCTGATTTCTATGTATTGAAAGGCTACATGTAAATCAATCGCTATTGCCTCGTAACCAAACTGAGAAACCGCAATAAAGTTATCATGTGCATAGTCACCATAAATTCTAAATCTATCGTTAGTTTGCAGGTTTATTTCCATTACTCTATCCCTTCTTGTTGTTTGATTAGTTATTGATTAAATCATTCATTACCATATCAATAGCAACCGTCATTTTTGCTCTTGATGTAGGGTCTTGCTTTGCTACCCATGTATTTCATAATAATTCCTTTTTGGTTGGTTTTATTTATTAACTGCCATCAAGTATAAACAAAAGAATTAACTTTGCAACAACTTTAACATAATAATTTACGTAACGATTTACGGTTGACTTACATAATAATAAATGCCACAATTCAACTACATTAAATAAATAGGTATACAAGTATGAAGTCATTAGGCGCAAAGTTCAGTGAAGATCAATTGAAAGATATAAAGAACCTAGCTGAGAAGTTAGGCGTATCTGTTAGTGCAGTATCGAGAGCAGCTTTAAGAATGGGCGCGGTAAGTATTGAAGTTGCAATTAGTCGCAACGCAGAAAAGGCAAAGGACTTAGTTTTAATAAATGATGCCAGAGCGAAACAGTAGGGCATAAAAAAACCGCGTCTTGGCGATAGCGGCTTAATTAACAAAGTAGAAAGGAATAATATCATGTTCAAGCAAAATTATATAAACATATTTGAAAACGCTGGCGGCAATATAACGGTAGCTTATGCAACTTGCGGAGGTGATGCTTTACAGATGGATGAAATTCAATGTATATCAATAGATAAATCTGATCTCCATACCATAAGCGGAGTATTAAAAGACCTTTATGAAATAGCTGAGCAAGAGGGTTAATTATGAGTGCAAAATATACATTTTTAGCTTGGGATACTCCTATTAATAACGCTCCTCTTAAATTAGCGTTATTGCAATTAGCCAATAACGCAGATGATGCAGGCTTTAGTTATTATTCAATATCTAAAATGGCTATTGCTTGCGGTATGAGTGAAAGAACATTTATGAGAAAAATATCAGATCTTGAGAAGATGAGTATTTTAACGGTAGAAAGGAGATCAAACAGGCCGTCTCTTTACACTCTTGTTGGTGATGAAATGGGGGTGACATTGTGTCACTTGCAATCATCTGAGGTGACAGAGGGTCATGCTGAGGTGACAGAGAGTCACTTAGTGGGTGACAGAGAGTCACACGATCCTAACAGTGTTCCTAACATTTCTCTTAAAAGTAATAATGTACATCAGCAAATAGCTGATTCATGGAATGAGATTTTTGAAGATGATTTGGCATTGGTTAGCATAGTTAACAAACAAAGAATATCTGCTATCAATGGCTGCATTAAGGAAATGAAAGGATCTGCTCACGACTTCTCAAAAGTAGAAACCTGGACTAAACTTTTCATCTACGCTAAAACTGTTAAATTCTTGATGGGCGACAATGATAGGAACTGGACAATGAATTTTGATTTTATAATAACAAAAAGCAAGCTATTAAAAGTAATCGAAGGGGGTTATTAGAATGCAGTTAAATGAACCGATTTATAACCTGGAAGTAGAGCAACAAGTTTTAGGCTTGTTAATTAAAGATCCAACTCATGGCAATAGCCGTGAAACTTTAGATAGCTTGGATGCTAATGATTTTTATACTCGCTCACATAGAGGGATATTTAAAACCATTAAATTAATGTCTGAAGCTAAAAAGGAAATATCTTTGTCATTGATTGAGGATTCAATGGAGACTATCGGGTTCGACTATGGTGGATTTATCTATCTTGCTGAACTAATGCGCGGAGCTATCGGTATTGCAAATATGGGAGCATACGCCACACTTGTTAAGAAATGCGCGCGCTCTAGAGATTTGGTTTCCGTACTTCAAAATGCTAACGGCATGATTGAGCAAAAAACAGAAGTTACAGAAGTTATTGAGCATTTAGATAATGAGCTTAAAAACATCTCTCTCCACTCTAGCGGTAAAGATTTGCGTCATATAAGGGACCTAGAAGGCGATTTCTTGGACGAACTGGACAAAAGAGCGGCTAGGGGTGGTTTAATCGCTGGTTTATCAACAGGGATTGACGAGCTTGACCAGAAGGTTAATGGTATTGGTGATGAATGTTTAGTTGTTATTGCTGGCTCCCCCTCAATGGGTAAGACTTTATTTTGTCAAACCATTGCGACATCGGTAGCGATTGACCAGAAAAAGAACGTAATGTTTTTCAGTATGGAGATGTCAGAGAATCAAGTTTTTGAAAGATTCGTTTCAGGTGTTGGCAATGTTGCACCTGACAAATTAAAAAGCGCCCGCCTTGATAACGAGGACTTTGGAAGAATAACAGATGCAGTAGTCGAGCTTAGAGCAAGTGGTTTATATATCACCGATGAGCCTAAGCAGTCAGTAGGACAAATACGCGCCAAGGTAAGAAGGCATAAAATAAAGCACCCTGACTTGTCAGCTATCTTTATTGATTACTTGGGATTGATGAAGCTAGGTAAAGCAGACAGACACGACATAGCAATTGGTAACATTACGCGCGACTTGAAAGAGTTAGCGAAGGAAATGAAGGTTCCTGTATTCTTATGTGTTCAATCTAAGCGCCCGCAAAGCGTTAAGGATAAGCCTAATATGTCGAGCTTGAAAGACTCTAGTTGTATCGAAGCTGATGCCGATTTAATTATGTTTGTTCACCGTCAAGAAATTGTTGAGCCCGAAACATCATTGAAAGGTGTTACTGAATTGATTATTGCCAAGGATAGACACAACGATGGTAACGGAACTATTTACCTAGAAAAGTGTAACGGTAAGTTTTTAGCGTTATCAATGGAAGCTGTAGCAAGAATACAGCACGATGAAGAATCAAAGTCAGCGCCAGTTAAGCGCGGATTTAATTAATAAACACAACCAATAGGAATAATAAAAATGAACAAAGCAAACTTAGTTACTGAAGAAATATACAACCTTGGTACAAATAGACAAAAAGAGGCTGTGAACGCAGTTCGTGAGCATGGTACCTACGATAAAGCAGCCAAGTCTATTGGTTTAGCGGGTGCGGGTACTATCTCCAAATACATCAACCACCTACTAAAGAAAGCAGCGAAGCATCACGGTATAGTTAGCGGTTTACCTTTGATGCCACTAGCTGAAGGAAATGTATTAGGAAAGATTACAACGCACATAAAAACAGATGGAAATGGAACAGAAGTTAAAAACGTTTGGTATCGCCAAAACAGTGAATATCAATCTTTAATGCTAGCACTTGAGGACACCGCCAACACTTTAGATATAAAAGCGCCAAAGGTTAGAAGTCCAAAGTTAACGAATTCAGATTTATTGTCATGTTATAACATTGGTGATATGCACATCGCAATGCACGCATGGCATGAGGAAACAGGCGCAGACTTTGACGTTAAAATTGCAGTACATGATTTGCTGTTAGCTATGTCTGACTTAATAGATCGCTCTGTTAATTCTGAGACAGCTATAATTTTAAACCTTGGTGACGCTATACATTTTCATGATGATACGCATCAAACAAAAGGTAG